GGCGATGCTTCATCTCTAACTCTTACACCTCTTTGTTTAAATCCTGCTGGTAGATTTGATAATGTACCTGCGTCTAATAATTGACGGAGAGCCGCCGTTGCCGTACGACTCAATCCGCCAATCATATGAATGAGTCCAAAGCCATAAAATCCAAGTCCTGGCAGAAATTTAAAGTGGACAAAATATTGGATCTTATTTTTCTTTAGATCATCGGGCGCATAGTTTCTCCGTATGGAGAGTACTACTCGGCTGCCTTCTTCTACAGTTACTATGTAGGGCAATTTTATTCCAGTTGGCTCACCTTGAGCATCAACTTCTTCGAAACCTTCTAAGTCTAAATTAACGTGACACTCTAACAAAGTATATACTGGTTCATTTTTTCCAGTTTTTTTACTACCTTCAAGATCACGTTCTTTTTTTGCAAGTTCATCATTTGAATCTGTACCTGGAGGACCTAAATCCACATCTTTATAAAAACCATTGACTTGTTGTTTTCGTAATTCGTTTTCAGAAATTTTTACTTTATGAATAATCGCTTCCGCATCGTCTAATGAGGTAGCCGTGTACGGAACGATTAATTCATCTGCTGGAACAAACTTAGATACAGCTCGTCCCATATTTACATCATAGTAAACTTTTTTAAATGTTGAACCTGCTAATGGTAAATGAAATAACATAGAATCAAACTCTGCTTCATATTCTTTCATTTGATCCATAACTAAATAGTTCATGAAATCTTTTACACGATTTGCTTGTTGTTCTGTTCCAGGATTTTTTACACCAATAACTTGTGTTCTCACTGGTCCATCACTTGGTAATAATTCTTTGTAAGCTTGAGCTTGGAATTGTGTAACAGCTTCTGCCATCACTGGGTGTGTTGCACCACTAGCTCCTTGAAATGGTTCTGTTCTATTTTCGTATTTAAATCCTAAAAGATCTAAACCTTGTATATATCCTTGTTCCCATTCTTTTCTAGAAGTTTTGTAGTCCATATAATTTTGTGTCATTTCCATGCCTATCGGATGCAAAACATCATCTGGTAAAAGATCTGCTAAGTTATCAAAATGTGATTCTGTTCCTGGTACGTTGATTGCACCTGGTTCGTAATCTAAAGTTACGCCACCATCTTCTTCTGGTATGACCTCTATTTCTGCCATATATACTCCTAGTAGTTTCTAACACGGTTTTTAAGGGATAGCAACCCTTGTGAGTTTGGTCCTTTTACTGGTGGTGGACCTTGATCTATACCAGCTAATTTTGCTATACCACCGCCTGCAAACAATTGATTTTCAAGTCTACGTTTAAGCATACCTTCTTCAAGTTCTTTTTTTTCTAAATCAGCTAATTGACTAGCCATGTTTATAGGAAGTGATGAATAAGCATCTCTTACATCTTTAATACCCATGTCAATATCTTGACCTTTTTCCATAGATCCTGGTGTCTCAACTCCAGCGTATCCTCCAGCATAAGTATTAAATATATCTGGTACACCATAAGCTTCAGCTTGTTCAAGTGTATATGGTAAACGGTTAAAAAATATATTTGTATTTCCAGCCGTAGCTTCACCTTTGTTTTTAATATAATCTTCTAAATTATTTATTGGAGTAACTGTAAATGGATCACCTCCTAATGATCTTAAATTTTCTTTTAATAAATCACCAGTTTCTCTATACTTGTCTTTAAAAAATTCAGTGCTTGCACCTTTATCTATTTTTTTGTCAAAGTCAGATGTAACTTTATCACGAATAAGTTTTTGTGCTGCAACTTTACCCTCTAAAAGTCCTTTTTCTCCTGGCGCATTATTATAACCAAAAGCTCGATAGTTTGTAACAATATCTGCCATATTTTTTTCAGCTTGTGCTAATTGATCCGATGCAACAAATTGTTCTTCATCTCCTGGTTTTAAATTTTTTAATCGCTCTTCTGCCATTAATTTTGATTGATAGTTTTTTAAAAAATTAGTTATTGCATTTGTATGTCGTATATATTTTTTACCTTCTCCAGGTGGTAGCTTTGCAAGATCAACTTTACCCGCACCAAATAAACCTGCGGTGCTTGATCTTAATGCACCCTCTATATCACCGGCAACTAAATCAGGTGCCATAAATAGGTATTCTAGTGGTAATGCTATATCACCAAAAAACCCACCTGCAACAGCTCTTAACTTTCCAAACCTTTTAGGTATTTTTCCATCTTTAGAAGCTCTAGCAGCTTCGTTAATTTGTTTTTTCATGTTGGTTTGTATTTCTTCCATTGAACAAGTTAAACTACCCGAACCTGAATTTAATTTTTTTCTACTATTACAAAACGCACTTAGAATATTTGCTTTCTTTTGAGTTATCTCACCTGTTTGAACCATGCTTTTACCAAGAGAAGAAACAAAATCTGTTTTTTTAGTAACAGGGGATGCTGAACTTGTAAAGATAGGTTTACCTGTTTTATCTGGAGTTATAGTAACTTCGTCTAAATAACCTCCGTATTTTTTACTAAATTTATTTTTTAAATCATTCATTTCTTTTACAACCGCAGCTTTTGCATCTAAAGATTTTGAGTTTTCAAATTTTGAAATAAGATTTAACATTGGTTGATCAAACTGCGATCTTTTAATTGTTGCGTTAAATTTTTCTGAAGTAGGATTTAATTTTATATATTCTATTTCATCAGCATAACCTAAATCTATTATTGATTTAGGTATTTTATGATCAAACATAATTGCTTGTGATAAATTTAAAGTTTTTTTAGCTTGAGGCCATTGATTTTTTTGAGCTTGTTTTACAGCATTACCAGCTTCTCTAAACATTTCTTTATATTTAGGATCAACTCTATCTTTTAAATAACTTAGTAAAGCCTCTGTTCCTAAAAACGGTCTTTGAAAATTTTTAATATTTGTTAATAAATCTTCGTTTATTTCATTAGCAATTAATCTTGCAATAGGTCCTTTGATAGATTTATTTAAACCAAATTTTTTTAAAACAGGATCATTTTCAAATAACTTTCTTATATCAGGTGTTCTTTTAGATCCTGGTTCAGGTAGTATATTTTCAAATATAGTTGTAATTCTTTTTCTAACATTAGGATTATTGTTGTAAATTACAGTTTTAAACATGTCTTTTAGGTGTATAGAATTAAAAGCGGAAAATGTTTTGTTAGGATCTATACCCCGAGATGTTGACATAATTGTTTTTACAAAATCATCACTAAAACCAGTTAGACGACCCTTACCTCGAGTTTCGGTAATATTAGCTTTTATTGTTTTAGTTATAGGATTATTTTTACCAAAAGTTCTAGCAAAAGCTTTTTCAAATTTAACTGGATCAGAATATCTTTTGGCATTTGTAGTTAACCATTTTTCTGCTTGATTAAAAAATTTAATTTGATCTTTAAATCTTGTTTGTTGTCCCACATTTGTTCTTTCTAATTCTAAAAAAGCATCTCTATCATCAAGTATGTTTAAAATTGTTTCTTGATCTAAACCTGTATTTTTAACCACAGTTTTTAAACGATCTTGATCTGTTTTTATTTTTGAAAATATTCCAGCTTTTGAATCTTCAGGTGTTAATAATCCTTTTGGATTATTTTTATTTTTTTCAAACAAAATTTGAATGTCATCATCTGCATATGATTTAAGTATGGCATCTGAAATATTGTCCATAGATTTAGCTCTAAATTGTCCTTTTTGATTTCCAACAGGTTCAGCATACCCAGGTCTAGATCCATCAGCACTTGGTTGCACTAACATACCACCACCTGCTTTCTGCTGTCGTTCACGTCTTATGAACGCATTGATTGCATCCATTGTTTTAACGTCTTCTCTAACTGGTGGAATAGGTGCTTCGCTTGCAGGAAAGACATCAGGAAGATCTGGCTTTTCTTTTTTAGCCCGAGTCAGATACTTTATCATCTGTGCGTACTTTAATGGGTTCATTATTCCCCTAACATTCTAGCGATACCGCCACCTGCTTTTTTAATTGATGGTGCTTGATCTTTTACTTCTTCTATAATTTCATCTACCTTAATTCCTTCTACAATATCTGGATCATTGTATTCATCTTTAATAATTCTAGAATTAAATTCTGTGTATTCGTCATAGCTGTCTGCAGGTATACCTTGTGTTGTCTCATCAGCTTGTGATGATCCTGGTGTGTAGTCCATAGTTTGAACTTCAGTAACCATGTCATCGCCTTCTTTACTAATTTTTTTAATCTGCATTTCTCCTGTACCAATGTCCTCTGTTAACATTAACTCTGACTTACCATCTTTAGCTGGCATACTATGTATTTTTATTCTCTCTTGAGGACCATCGGTTACTCTACCTAATGTTTTAATTTTATTTGCAAGCTCAAAGAAATATGGTGGAGGTGTACTTCTAACACCTTGTTCAACAACTTCTTTTGCAGCTTGTTTACCGGCTCCTTTACTAAGTCCAGAAAAGATTCCTGATTTAGCTGCACCGATTGCTGCACCAGTTCCACCCATAAGTTTTAAAAATGCACGCTTAGTCATACCTGCTTTCAAACCAATACGTCCGCCATCAGCTGCCATTTGTTTTTGTTCCATGACGTTTTTTCTACGCATATCTTCTTGATACTCTTTCATTAATTTTTCTAAGTTTTGTCTTTTTTCAATCATGCCTCTTTCTTTTAAATATTCTTCAAACGAAGGTGTACCATCTGCATAACCAATACGTCCACCATCTGCTTTCTTTTCCATGTCTTTTTTAAATTCTTTTTTCTGCTCTTCGTTCATAGCTTTTAATTTTTTCTTTAACTGATTAGTGATTAACGCACCACCTGCAGCTATCGGTATAACTTCACCTGCAACCTCTGCTTCTTTACCAGCTTTCATTCTATCTTTAACGCTTTTTAAATATTTTGAATAAGCTTGCGCTGGATTATTTTTATTTAAAAAATCAAATAAAGTTTTAAGTCCAGAACCTTTTGAAAACCCTGCACGTCCGCCTTGTGCAAAGTCAAATTGTTCTTGAGTTCTTACGGGCAT